AAAAATGGCATTTGACGTATCAGCCCTCGGTAATTATACCAAAGAGGAAATGGACACCCTGAAATACCAGTTGGTATTTGAAGGCAAGACAGCAGGGATGTTGTCATCATTAGTAGGCATTAAGTCTGCTGAAAAATTAAACAAAATTGCAACAGAGGGCGTATGGCAAACTCAAGCGTGTGGTTTTACCGCATCGGGCGACACAACCTTTACCCAACGTACCCTAACAGTAGGCAAGATTGGCGTTTATCTTGATTGGTGTCCTAAAGACCTTGAGGCAAAATGGACGCAAAAAGGTTTGAAGCCTGGTTCTCCTATGGGCTTAGATGATTTTGAAAAGTACATCGTTGATGATACTATGCAAAACATTGAAAAGCGTAAAGAGGTTTCTATTTGGCAAGGTAACACGGCATCTACTGATGCTTACCTTAACAAGTTTGACGGTTTATTGAAGTTGTTAGATGCTGATGCATCGGTTGTAGTGGCTACCCCACAAGCATCTATATCAGCAGCTACCGTGCGTGGTATCATGCAAGACATCGTACAGAAAATACCTATTAACGTTAAAGGTCGTGAGGAGGTTAAAATTGTATGCGGTTACGACACCTTTGAAATCTACCAAGCTAAATTAGCTACCGATAATCTTTACCACAAATTTGGTGATGCAACTGGTTACGAAATGTATGTTGAGAATACCAACTACAAACTAATCGGTTTGCCGGGTTTAAATGGTACTAACTACATTATCGCAGGTGAGTTTGGCGAGAATGGTAACTTTGTACTTGGTACTGACTTGCTAAACGAAGAGGAAAACATTGAGTTGTTCTACGCTCGTGAGGCTCGTAAAGTTCGCTTTGTTGCTGAGACCAAAATTGGTGTTCAGTATTACTTTGGTGAGCGTATTGTTAAATACAAAAACTCTTAACCCATGCCTTGCGCAATAACTCAAGGCTTTGCATTAGATTGTCGTGATAGTGTAGGGGGTATACAAACCCTCTACATTAACACTACCGCTAATGTTACAGCCTATACAGAAGCAAGTGGAACGGTATCGGCTATTACTAAGTCGGGCGTGTTCTACAAATATGAACTTGAGGAGGAAAACTCAATGGCTCAAAGTGTGCTAACAGGCAGCCGCCCTAACGGAACGGTTTTCTTTGCACAACAAGTGTCGGCTATCTTCCAAAAGTTAACCTACCAAACCCGTGACAAGATTGTTGCCTTAGCAAAAAACAGGTTAGTTATTATCGTAAAAGATAACAACGGTAAACTATGGATTTGCGGCAAACAAAAAGGTCTAATGGTTACAACCTCAACAGCAGTTACAGGAACAGCAATGGGCGACCTTAACGGTTACACCGTAGTGTTTGATGGTAACGAGCCTAACGATTGGTTTGAGTACACCGGTTCAGAAAGCAGTTTGATTTCATAAGTGTTTGTAGCGGTTAGAAAGAGCCTCCATCCGTGGGGGCTTTTTTTTTGGCACAAAACGAACTAACTGTATATTATAAATATGGTAGTTATAATTAAAGGGCAAAGCAACATAGTTACGGTAACTCTAAAAGAGAAAACAACTATTGCCAACGCTTACTACTTATGGGAATGGATAAGCAAAGCAAGCGGAGAAAAGAAGTATTGCATACAGCCTGTAGACTTAAGTGCATATAAGGACAGGTTTAATCAGTTTACCATAACAGAAACTGCAACACCTAACCCGATAGCCGGGCAAGTAACATTGGCAACAACAGGCGAGTGGACTTACAATGTATACGAACAAGCAAGTGCTACCAACCTAATCCCAACAGGTAAGACAATAGTTGAAAGCGGAATGGTAAAAGTAATAGGAACGGCAACCACCGACACACAATACACAAGAACAGTAACAACTGCGGTTTATGGAGGATAATAATTTGATAGTAGTAAAGCTGATAAATAGTGCGCCACCTGTATTTAAGGAGGTAAAAAACCACGATAGCACAAAGCCCTGGGTATTGTTTGGAGATGGTAACACCTATCCCGATTACCTTGTTGCCTTGCTTAATGGTTCGGCAAAGCATAACGCTATTATAACAGGCAAGGTACAGTATATTACAGGCAAAGGTATAGATGCTAAAAAAGATAGTGTTAACGCTGATAGTGTTAATGCCTATTTAGATTTGGTTAACCCATACGAAACCGCAGAAGATGTGCAGTATAAGTCGGTAATGGACTTGGAAGTATTTGGTGGGTTTTATTGGAAGTTTATATTTGACCGTGTAGGTAGATTAAAATACATTACCCACATCCCCTTTGCAAAGGTAAGAACTAACAACCATTGCTCGGAGTATTACATATCGGATAAGTGGGAGAAGTCAACCCGTTTAGCTGCAAGGGATGTTGAAACAGTACAGGCTTACAACGGAATAAACAAAGGCGTTAAGATGTACGCTTATAAGTTGTACCGCCCTAAGATGGGTAACGAGCCTGATGTATATCCATTGCCTGATTATGTTGGTGCAGTACCTTATATCAATATGGATATGGAGGTTGCTAACTTTCACCTCAACAATCTTAAAAATGGTTTTGTAAGCAGCACCTTAATTTCATTCCACAATGGAGAGCCAACAGAGGAAGCTAAGAACAACATAGAGGCGCAATTTAGAAATAAGTTCGCCGGTACCAATAATGCGGGTAGGTTTATTTTATCGTTTACCCCTCCAAACGTACAAGCCCCAACCATTGATACGTTAGCACCATCCGACCTTGACAAACAGTTTTTAGAACTAAACAAACAAATACAACAAGAGATATATTCGGGGCATAAGATACCAAGCCCAGAGTTATTTGGTATACCAACAGAGGGTGCATTAGGAGATAGGAACGCTACCGACCTTAAATATGAGTTGTTCAAAAAGACTTATGTACAGGCAAGGCAGAAAGCAATGGAGGATAATTGGAACTTTGCTTTACAATTAACTGGCATTGGTGGAGAGGTGGAGATAAAAGAGTTTGCACCGCTTGAGGTTGTTTATTCGGAACAGTTGCTTACTCAAATATTAACTAAAGATGAGTTAAGGGAACGCATAGGTTTAGAGCCTATTGCTATACCTGTACAGATGTCGGCTGACGATGCTACAAGCAAAGTAATAAGCCTATTTGCTAATTGCGGTAAACCCGCAGCCGATTACAACATTGTTTCAACCCGTGTTAGAAAGTTCCATAACGATAGCGAAGCAGAGCAAGGAGAGAATGAGTTTATTAGGGCTGCATTTGCTGACCTTACAGAGAAAGAAAAGCAAGTAGTTGATATATTACGCACAAACCCGGAGATACCTCTACCTGACTTAGCTAAGGCGGTTAAGATTAAGATTGATGCGTTGGTAAAAATGATTGATACACTTGCGGCTAACTCTATTATTGAGATTGACGGTGGGCGTATTAACGTACTAAAACCCGAAACACCCAAAGCAGAAATTGTAGTTCGCTACCAATACGCTAAAGCACCACGAGTACAAGGCAACCCAACACTACCAACTACAAGAGATTTTTGTAGGGAACTGTTAGAATTAAAAAGGCTATACACAAGGGCTGAAATTAACCTAATCAGCGCACAAGTAGGGCGTGATGTATGGACTGAACGTGGAGGTTGGTACACTAAGAAAGGAACAGATACAGCAACGCCTTATTGTAGGCACATTTGGCAACAAGTAATAGCTATAAAACGATGAGCTTAGTAATATTTATTGACGAGCAAACCTTAAAAGACTACACTATCATATCCGATAACGTAGACTTTAAGCAGTTGCGCCCAGAGATAATCTCTATCCAAGACCTGTACATTCAGGACTTGATTGGTAGCGGTTTGTATAACGAGTTAAAAACCCAAGTAACAGCCAACACGGTAACAGGATTAAACCAAACGTTACTAAATGACTACATACAGCCCTGTTTAATTTGGCGAATTATGTCGGAAAGCCCGTTAGCACTATCCTTTAAATACACTAACAAAGGGATAGTTAACAAAACAGGCGAAGCATCGGTTATGCCAAGTATGGGAGATATGGCTAACATAATCGGTAAGTATCAGGAACGTTCCGAAAGTTATGCAGAAAAGTTGGTTAACTACCTTATTCAAAATAGTACACTATACCCGTTATACTTTAATCCGGGTAGTGGAGTTGATACCGTATACCCAAGACGTAGGGTGTTTACTACAGGCTTTGCAATGGGTACAACAACAAGGTTGACATTGGACTTAGCAACAAGGTATCAAGGCAATTATGATTTACTATGTGATGACTGTTATTCTACCTATGGAAAATTCTAATAGAGGCAAAAAAAATAAGGAAAAGTTTGCTGCATTTTGTAAAGAACAGGACAAAAAGAATGGCAAGCCACTACCTAAAATAACCGATGAATTATGGCGTTTACGCTTAACCAAATAATTGCACTAACAGATAGTTATGTAGCAGCCCACAAGCAGCTTAATACTTTTCAGTTTGGAGACCCCTGGGAGTTTGCCGAAAGTGAAGAGGTGCTTTACCCTGCATTGTATATGGTTAACGGAAACGTAGCTATTGATGGCAATACTTTATACCATACGTTTAACCTATTAGTTTGCGATAGGATTGATTACAATATGGATAACCCTGCTGATAAGAACGCACAAGAGAACGAGGTGTTAAGCGATATGCGTGAAGTGGCTTTAGATATACTTGCTTTATTTAATAACCCTGCAAACAGGGAGAATTTTTACTTAGAACAAACCGCAACATTAGAACCATTTACGGAACGATTTAAAGATTGGACTGCCGGGTGGAATGTAACTATCCGATTAAAGCAACCAATGTCTTACAACCGTTGCCAAGTACCTTTATAGTATGGATAAGTATCAGGTAAGAAGTTGTTTAAGCGCATCGGGTAGTATTACCTATGACCCATTAACGGGCGTTATAGGTGGTGGTGGTGGCGGTGGTGCAACCTGGGGAAGTATAACGGGAACGCTATCTTCACAAACCGACCTGCAAACGGCTTTAGATGCAAAGCAAAATGAAAGCATTGTTATTAACAGCAACACAACGGCTGTTTTAGATGGTGTTTATACCGTTGTTGCATCGGCTACATTTACCGACCCTACACCCGCAGAGGGTAAAGGGTTTATGGTGTTTGTAAGGAACGGAACAGCAACAGTAGGGGGAACGGGATATTCAACCGCCGGTACTGTAATAAACAGAATATACCATTCGGGTGCTTGGGCTAATTATACCTCATCAAGTTTTACACCATCGGCATTAACCAAGACTGATGACACCAACGTAACACTTACATTAGGCGGAACACCATCAACGGCATTATTACAGGCTGCATCATTAACATTAGGTTGGAGTGGACAGTTAGCTATTGCAAGGGGTGGAACGGGATTAGGAACTTTAGGTACTGCGTTACAACAATTAAGGGTTAATGCGGGTGGTACAGCTTTAGAATATTTTACCCCATCAGCAGGAAGTGGTTTAACAATTGGCACTACTGCAATAACATCGGGAACGGTTGGGCGTGTTTTGTTTGAGGGTGCGGGTAATGTATTACAGGAAAACGCAATTCTAAACTTAGATACAACCAACGGTTTAATTATAGGAGGCTCAACTGCAAGGGGTACACGATTAACCTTAGTTAATGCTGCCGATACCTTAGCAAGTAAGACCTTAGTAATAAGAAATGCTGCTGATAGTAGTGAAACGTTTTCTTTTACAGGTAATGGTATTTTTAACATTGGAGTAGCAAACTCTAATAGTGATGTTATAACATTGGCAGGTTCAAGTTGGTTTAGGGCAACAAGTTCGCCAAGTGCTTTGCAATTCCAATCAATAGGCTTTGGGAATACCATTACCAACGTAAACCTTTATAGTTCTATTATTGGACACGCTAATACGTTAAACGGGGCAAGTTCGGAAAGAAACTTTGTTAACGGTCAGTTTAATATTATCGGGGCAAGTGTGGTAGATAGTGTAATTGCAGGTTCTTACTTTAATTTGACATCAGCAACAAGGGTAACGTGCTTAGGGCGTAGGTCTAACGCCCAAAGGGGTGTATCGGGTACTGATTTAACTTGGATAGGTTATTCATTGGAGAATAATAACGTAACCTTAAACACTAATATTGTAACGTATTTTAACAACCAAAATATGAGCCACGCTATCCGCAAGGGTGGTAACATTGCTTTGCTTGGCGAGAAGTATCAAATTTTACAGGATAGCACGGGAACGGTATCGCAAAGGCTAAGTACCTATATGGAGTTAGCAGCTACCAATACCATTACAATTCATAACGGAACAGCACCAACGGGTAATATAACCGATGCAATACAGGCTTATGCAGCCGATATAACCGCAGGTAATACAGCTTTATTTATAAGAAACGAAAATGGTGATATTATTAAGCTATACAAAGAAACAGTAGCAGTAGCAGCAGCAGCATTGGTAAGTAATTTAGGAGTACCGCTAACCTCAACGGATACTATTGGGGGCTATACATTATTACAGGTAGTTAAAGCACTACAATTACAAGGACTTTTAGCATAATGCAAACAATAGACTTACTAACACCTCATCCATCACTACCGGGTACAACTCGCAAGGCGGCAATTGAACAAACCTTTAGCGACCACAAGGCTAAGTTTAGCACGTTGGTAGTACGCATTGATAATTACCTAAACGGTGATGTTATAAGCAATCAGGCGGTCAACAGCTACACGGTTAATCTTAGGGCTGATAACAGCGTTTTTGTTAACCCTGCAACGGGCGATTATGTGCCAAGCGATACCCCTGGGGCTATGGGTGAGTATGACTATATTGATTTTTTAGAAACACAAAACTTGCCTTTTAGCAATCAGCAGTTTAAAGAAACGGTTGTATTAAGGGCAGAGCAACAAGGTAGGTTTGATGTATAATTATGGTTGCTACTATAAATGATAACCCAAAGGTAGAGTTGTTGCCTAAATCAACAAGGGGCAGGTTTAAGACGTTAGAACACTTAGACCACCAATTGATAAACGGTAGGCAATTGTTTGTACCGAGAGGCACGGTAAGCAATGGGGCAAGTGTTCCAAGACTATTATGGGGGATATACTCGCCCTATGGCACTTATACTTACCCGGCGGTAGTACACGACTTTTTATATGAGAATAACCTCTACACTCGCAAGTTTGCAGACAGGCAATTTTTAATTGATATGGGTAGGTGCAATACAAATAAATTTACAAAGTGGCTTTTTTATTATATAGTGCGTATATTTGGCTCACTAAACTGGAA